AGGGACATCCTTCAATGTAGCCAGAAGTTTTGTTATTTCGCTTAGGAGTAAATTCCGATCCTGCAACGAGAGGGTGCCGTTCTCGTAGTAATCTTGTACTAGACTCCAACTCGCTTCTGAGAACTGATTCAAGTTCATAAGCCTGTTGTTCGTCAAAGTACCAGCCATGAAGTTCTTGTTTAGTTAGTATCTCTGCTACCTTGTGCTCTAGCGTGAGCCAGTCAGGTAGGGGTGGAAATGTTTGCATAGTTTTTTTGTTACTACAACGTCTTGAACACAGTAATCCTCCATATCTTGAGACCATTCTTTCCAGTCTGTAGACTTGGCAAATGATCCTTTGTATTCACCCAACCTATACCCGTAGGATTCAAGACTGTGGCGTCCATACATTTGGAGCGGCATATGTTTCCAGTTATGTTTCCTATCAATATTTAATAGGTCAGCATGATAAAGACGTGATAGCAACAATGTGTCAATAACTACCTCTGGTGGTTTAAACCAGTTATAAAGCTTCTGTATTGCTGGTATGTCATACCCAATGATGTTATGACCGACAATACAATTGGCTTCTTCTAATCTGCTGATACCCCTGACAATAGGCTCTTTACTGCCTTCATCGTTGTATACCACAGTTTGATCATTCTCGTAATCATAGATGACCAGACAGTGAATGCAGGTAAGATCATACAGAAGTCCGTTTGTCTCTAAGTCAAAGATAAGAGAAGACATTCAACGGCCAGTCCAACGATATGTCTTATCGACAAACTGTGCCCTTGCTACAGCCTCAGGAGTAGGTGGTTTCGGGGCTTGAAGCACCTTTCCAGTAGGAAAATGAAAATATCGCTCACCATTAGAAGTCGGTGGTAGCGTCGAACTCTTGTTCTGGTTGAGTTTCATTGAATTTACAGGTGGATAAATCATAACTTAGATTACACGCGATGCCAACTTCGCCTGAATAGCGATTCTTGAGGACTCTAACAGTTGTATCAGACTGTTTGCCTGTACTCTGTTGATCTCGTTCAAGGGCAATAACTCCGTCAGAGAGTTGTGCAATTGCTGCACTTCCGCGCAACTGTCCAAGTGTAACACGTGCTCCTTCCTCATGGTTAGTGTCGTTAGATGTTCGCCTGAGGTGGGAGACGAGGAACAATGCGATGCCTGTACGCTCTACAAGAGAACGCAGGCGGGTCATGGTGGTGTCAATCATGCGACGTTCATCGCCATCAAGACCACTCAACAAGATTGAGAGGTGATCTAGAAAGATGATCCGCGCATCAAGACCTGTTGCCAAGTATTCAATTCGGTTGTAGATGAGATCAGGATCAAAAGAACCAAAGCCATCGAAAAGAAAGAGATTCCAGACAGCAAGAGTATCCTGATACGCTTGGGTGAGAGTAGATCGGTCATGTTCTCCAAGGTGTAGTGATTTACCAACTGCTGCGGACATCAGTCCGAGAGCTGTTCTGCGATTTGACTCTTCGAGAGCCAGGTATCCAACTCGTTCACCGGAATTGAGAAGGTGAGTTGCCAACTCTCTACAGAAGCTGGATTTACCAATGCCAGATCCTGCAGTAATTGTAACAAGCTCGCCGTATCGGATCCCGTGAAGTTTATGCTGTAGTCCGGCGAAAGGGTAGTCATGATCAGCGGGTGGTGTAGGTGTGGTTACAAGTTCTAGGAGTGATTTCCCATCAACGATCCCATCTGGACGATAAGGTTTTGCATTCCAAATAGCCTCACGAATTGCTTGAGAGTCATCGGCAACGATGGCGTCTGACGCATCTTTGTAACCATCCGGGAGCGATGCAATCTTGCACTTGCCAGGTGGCAATACGCTTGCTGCTTCCTCCGTCGCCTTACGGCCTGCCTCGTCATTATCGAAGAGCAGGACAATCTCCTCGTAACCCTGGAGCCAGGGGATAGCCCGTTGAATCGACTTCTTGGCCGCTGCGGCACCGCTAGGTAAAGATACCATCGGCCACCCCGGCATAGCCTCTTGACATGAAGCTGCATCGAGTTCTCCTTCTGTAATGACAACTCGTTTTCCATGGGAGGGAAACAAATGTTGTCCAAAGAGGGTACCTGGGACTGTCCCTTCATAGGTGAATACTTTGTCTTTAGTTTTTACTTTACAACCTTCAAGTACTCCAGACTCGCTGAAATAATAGAAGCGTAGAACGTCTCCGTCTTTGTGGATTCTGTATTTTTGACAGACTTTTTCGGAGATTCGTCGTTTCTGCAGCCGTTCGGCTGAGCCACGTAATTGTACATTGGTGGACATTTTATGAGTGTGAACAAGTTCTTCGGTGTGACCGTAAGCATTACAGGCAAAACAAAAAGTGTGGCCATCAGAGTACAAAGAATTTGCATCTGATGACCCACAGTTGTCACACGGCAAGTGCCTCACGAACTCGGACTCGGAGTTCTGCATATGCATTTGCTTGTTGTTCGTGATAATCAAACCAATCATTCAGTGCGATATAAAAACCGCTCAGAATGTTTTCTGCAGTTGACGGGATTTTATCATCTCCATCAGCCAGATCTACATCAGCTAAAATGTCACTGAATTGTTCAGCGTAAAATTCGGGAGTACCGTAAGTCAGGTGAGCCATTTGAGTGGAATTTCGGTGTATGAAGTCCATGGAAAGCCGTGCTTATCACACCACTTTGCATAGGTGGTTTTGGACCCTTTGTAGATTTTATTAAAGGGTGCTTGAAAGACGAAGCGAATATCTAACTCGGGATTGCTCTTCTTCACTGCGATCATCTTGCGGCGATCCTCGCTTGTCAGGCGTCCTTTCACTTCTAGAAAGACACCATTCGGCAAAAGAAAGTCTGGCAGGTAATTGCATTCAAGAACGTAAGCAAGTTTACGTGATTCGTATTCGTAGTTAACTTTCAAGCTGGAGAGAAGATCAGCAACCTTCTCTTCCAAGCCTGATCTAAACATCAGAAGTCATCATCTTCTGCTACATCAGCAGACGGAGTGACAACAGGATCGTTAGACTTGAACCCTTTGGTTTGACCGAACAGTGCGGCCACTTCAGTTTCACCCATGTCACCAGCATCTACGCCAGCAGAACTATTGAGTGCAACAACTTGAATACCCACAAGCTTGAGAGTGGTGCCGTAAGTAACACCATCCTTCAGGATGTAGGGTTTCTGGCGGAATGCCAGCTTAACTTTAGACCCACTGTACAAAGGCAGTGAATCATCAGTGACAGGTGTACCTTCCGTGTCTACCACAGGAGGACGAGTCTCTTCATTCCAAGAGAACTTAACCTTGTACTTACCTTCAGACACCTCTTCCCAAGGCTCAGGCTTGAGAGTAGAACGCTTAGGGTTCTTGAGTTTAGATTCAGCCCACTTGATAGTTTCAGTGCGATCCTGCTCCAAAACTTCAACAAGCTTATCGTTGATCAGTGCGCTAAGCGAGTACCCAAACTTGCTGGGTTTCAGAATAGCTTGGTAACCCTCAAGGACAACAGGCTCTTGGGTGATGTGTACGGTTTGTGCCATTAACAGAAAAAGTAGGTGGATTCAATCACTGACTCCGGTTCAAGGTTGCCAATGATCGGTGGTTTAGATTCCGCACCTATTTGAGATGCGAAATCAGTTAAGTAATCATGCTCTGCGAACAGGTGCATGTAAGTCTCCCTTACAATAGAAGAAAGGGAAGACATGTCAGTAGCCCTACATAACACGGAATCGTGGATGAGAGCAATTGGTGCATCAAAGCGTGGGACACTCAGGTGTAACAGGCTAGCGTCAAGGCTGTGAATAAGATTAGGTGCTGTTGCGTTCTTGTGGTGAAGTAGGTCAACCTCATCTGTATCACCTACAGCAACCTGCATCTTGCAACGACCAAGAAGTTGAAGTTCAAGAGACACTAGCTCTTTCTTATTCAGTTTTTGATGAACGACAAACCCTGAAGGTGTTGTCCATTCTAAGAAGTCCTTGCCGTTTTTAATGGCTGTTGTTACTTCCTGCTCAATCCATGACATAACAGCCATGGGACCAGGTACGACAACATCCATAGCATTCCTTACAGCTTTAACAGTATCAGTAAGATCTTCCTTACTAATCTCTACACCCTTTTCAGCAAGTGCATCACGAATGTAACCACGATTGCTGTAAGGTTTAGCATTGTAGGGTACGGTCATAACTACCCTTTTGACCACTTTTCTATCCATGTAAGATTGGATAGATTTGGGACAATTAGGAGTAGCTACTTCACTTACTACCTTGTACGCATCCTGTGGATGATCACCAGGTAGGACATTTACTAGACGTGCGGTGGACTTATCCCTAGCTAATCCTGCCAAGATCTGAAGACCTGAACAAGTAGCATCGGTTGCCACCATAAGACGTGTGAACTGCCTATCGGCAATTACGACACAATGATAGTACTCATCTACAGCTGCTAGGAACTGCCAAGGTTCCTCTACATTCTCCCAAAGGTGTAAATTACCAACGGGATCTGTGGCTATGAGTGTGAATAATTCATGGTTATTTTTTGCCCATTCAATACGCTCAACCATCGGTGCTTTATCAAGACCGTATGTAGTAGCTACTTGAAAGGCTAACCATTCATCTGATTCATCAGTTGTATATGACCCCTCTGCAAAGACTAACAAACTTTTTCCAAAGTCTGTATCTTGTGGAGTAAGAAAGGCAGGAATAGGATACGCTCTACCTCTGTAATCAAAAGACCACGGTATATAGAACTTAGGTACGTCCTTGAACCTTTTCACTGCCTCCATTGTCATCCTTGTACGACAAGATTTCTTAAACTCTTGTGCGTTCAGATTCATTGTCTGAGCAGCCTCTTGTCTGTACTTCTTACGAGACTCAATGTTCTCTGCAATGTCTACAGGTTTAGGAGGTAGTTCATGATTGACAATGGGGAGGAACTTACCTACTGCTCGTTCCAATCTATCTAGTTCTTCCGCAACCTCTACAATAAAAGGATTTAGAGTAAAGGCGACCTTCTGAATCTTGTTCAGAAACTCGATAGGGGTTTCTCCCTGTATACGGGTGGGATGTCCACGCCTCACCATGTCATGACCACGCATCACCTCGTTAAGGAGATAACCACCAGCACGATCATTAGTCCAATCGTTAGGTTCAATCAGCATCGGCCAAGCAAGAGGAGCAAACAGTTCTGCATCCTTCATCACTTCATCCTTGATGGATATGAACTCAGGTGTGGGAGTTACATAGTTATTTGTCTTACGTCCTTCCCGTCTAAGTTCTTTAGTGAACCAATGTGATTCATGGATAATACAATCAAGTAACCAACCACCAAGTTTTACGCGGTTAGCCCTACCCCAAGCATCCCATTTTACATCCACAGTATTCATAGGTCTGCGGATGTTCGTGAGACGTTGATGTGTGCCGCTGGAAGAGTGCCAATACTTCTTTTTGAGTACGTTCAACAGTCCAGGTGCTGAACGCTCGTAGAAGCGCATCTGGCACTCACTTTCAACCGCTTGGCCGATTGCATCACATACGTTAGTTAGCTGGTCGCTACCCTCTTTAAAGGAGAATACTTTATCGAAGGTAAGCTTGAGTGCAATAGCTGCTGATGCTAACGGTTCAAGCTGTGATACATACTCCTTAACAACCTGGAATTGATGACCAGTTCCACGTGTTAAGCGATCATGTGAAGTCTCCTCAATACGTCTAACCACAAGAGGCAAGAGCATATCGATAGAAGCAATGCCATATACACTAGCTGATGCATAACTCTTCTCCTCAAGATCCTGTGTGTTCTTGTGTAATCTCTTGAGTCCTTGAGCTATTTGATCACGCTCAAGTTGTACTTGTTCGTCGATCTCAGCTGGTGTAGGCATAGGCAGTCTCGATAGTATCAGTGTCGTCAGCGAGTTGTTCCATCATCAAAGAGATGATTTCATCACGATTAGGATGACCAATAAGTTCATCACACAATTCATGAAGGCGACGAAAATACACTTTAGTCTTCATCTTCATAGTCTCCGCAAGTAAGGTGGTGGATTGCAGCATGATCACAGACAGTAAACTCAATGTCAGGTGTACGTAGAAGTTGTTGAACTTTATTCTGTGCTGCACCTTCCTTCATGTAAACGTGCTCTTTGATCTTATAAGTCTTTGAGTCACGTACACGAATGATACAACATACAGACGAAGGTAACTCCCAACCGGCTACCTTCCAATCCATAATCTCTTCAAAGGTATGTTGCTCGAACGCATCATCTGGTGCGTCCTTGTACATATCGTAGTTGTTTGGATAGTAACGCTTACCACTCATCTTGTTGTTTAACATTTAGTAGTTGATCGTTGCGTTCACGGGACAACTCTAAAGCCCGCCATGCAGCAGACTCAGAATCGGGTGCTAAGAGATACCAAACACCTGAACGTAGTGTCACTTCGTATTCACGAAGGCTGTGAGTGTGAACCATTTGTTTTACCTTTGCGGGTAGATGTGGTACGTGTAGGTGTAGGTTCCACTGGTGTTTCGTTGCGCTCAACTACGTCCATGCCTAAAGACTGCACGTACGCATCATGGAACTCATTACGCAGCAGTTTGTACTGCTCAATCGTAGCAACATCACCTACACTTTCGTAGTTATGTAGCCATGCTTCGACTGCATTAAGTAGCAGCCACTCACGGGATCGAAGTAGTTGTTCAGTCATTCAGCAAACTCCAATGCAAGGGATTTAAATTCATCAAGCCAGCCACTAATAAGACCAGCCTCCTCCTCAGTTACATGCTGCATAATGTCATCATTACAACATGCACGATTGAGTACCTTGATGATAGGTTTAAACTCATCAGGGAATGTAGGTACTTTGATTGCAGTGGATTGTTCAGTCATAATTAGAACTCCTTGTAAGTGTGCAGATGTGTGTTCATCGGGACAACATCAAGGACACGCTCATGTCCTTGTGCTCGTGCATCTCCCATGCTCCATGCTTCCATAACTGAGCGAGCAGTTACATACTCACAGGCGCAAACATCACGCCCCTTGGTGTAAAGAACTTGGTACTGCATCAAGCTACCTCCGCATCAACGAGAGCAGACTCAAGCATGTCACATCGGTTACCCCATGTGACCTTGGTGTACATGTCATCAGCAATCATGAGTTGCTCTTCTGCATACTTAAGTTGCTGACGCAAGTATTCAATGTTGGACATAACTAACTCCATGTGAAAGAACATGTAGCCATTGAGGACTACAGAAACCCATCAACATGTGATGGGAGAGTGTAATCGTCAGGCTTAGGCAGCAAGAGCCTCACGCTCAAGCTCATTAACCATGTGCTGTGCTTGACACCAGCACTCAACTACACACCACACCATCTCATTCTTGAGGGTGGAGATAGTAGAACCAGTGTCAACAAAGTTCTTCATAGAGAACCCGCAATCGTTGAGGTAATCGTAGATCTCATCTTCATACTCATCGAAGAACTTCTCAGTCTCGGAGTAGTAGATGAAACCAGAGACACCTCCGGCGCAGCCATAGTTGGCTACGTCCTTGATCTCATCAGCGTCATCGAAGCGCTCGGTGAGAGCCTGATGCATGGTACGCATGGTGATGTAAGACATGTGTGAATGTAAACAAGTGAACAAGCGTAGCTTGTAGGCTACAGAAAAGCGTCGGATAAGTGACGCTTAAGTGTAACCAACAGTCGAGTGTAACGAGACACTAAGGCTGAAGATCAGACGAGTTGAAGGTAAGAAGTGCGCTTAGTGTTAACGCAGTTCTTGTTAACCCAGAACCCAAGCGACATGTTGGGATTGAGCAATAGGTTCATGATAGCCCGGCGGCTAACGTTGGTGTACTCATACTCGTAGCCGTTCTCGAATGTAACGTAGGCAACACCGTTGAACGGGTCAACCTGCAGATACGAGACAGCATCAGAGGTACGAGGAGCAATGTTGAAAGTAGGCATGTTGTGAATGTAAACGTTGAATGTGTTGCGACCTTGTGATCGCAATGACTAGCCAGGGACTCGAACCCTGGTGTACGCCGGTGCATACTAGCCGGTGTGCCATGAGCAAACAAAGCGTGTGGCTCCGCTGGGCGAGTGGCAACGAGCCACCCTTGTCGTGTCTACCACACCTCCCGGTCAAGAACCCATGCCGGTCGTCGCTGTCTACCGGTTGCTCCGGAAGCGGTGTGCTTATTCGGTTGTCAAGGTTCGGCGAGGTGGTGAGTGGTGATTGAAGATCGAGACTCTCCTCCCCCTTAACAGGGAGAGTCGAGATCAAGATCATCAACCACTCATCCAAGGGTCATCATACAGCCTCTGGAGCCGGTTGAGCGGTGGACAGTCGGTTGAAGTGGCACAATGGCTGGGTGGAACCTGGCGGAACCCATTGCAGCGCAGTGGTTATTAGCGGTGCTTATCTGTCCCATCAGATTTGCTAATGAGACGGCAAACAGATCACTTGAAATCTAGTGACACCAAGGCATCTGCCCTACTCCTTGCCCCAGGTTTCGCCAGGTAACACCCGCATGGACACAGGTGGACACGGCTGGACACAGGCTCAGGCGAGGACAAACCAGGCGGGACCAGGGATGTGCCTGCTTGCGTACCTGCGTATGTGACAGGTGCGCGGACACGTGGACACGGCTACGACCCGTACCCCCACGGGGGATGCTGCGGCCGCCGCTATCCGTATAAGGCTTCACAAATTTTTGTTCGGATTCATCAGACCCCTCTACAATCGTCTGTAAGAGGTTTTACCCTTTATCGGCCTCCTTATACCAAGGAGCAGTTAGACGCATCTCAGGGAGGCTTGTAGACCCCTCTGAGAGCGTTTCTGTGTAAATAGGAGGTGGAATAACAGGATCTACCTTATCCATCTCCTCATGGTACTCCTTAATAGCTTCATCTACCTCTACTTTAATCCGTGCATCAAGGAATTTCTCCTCTAGCCACCAAAGTAAAGCAAAGACCAAATGATCCCACCAAGGAATACCACGACTCCAATGCCGACGAAGAACCTTAAACTCATTTAATCTAAGAGTCAACTCGTTTATTCGTTGTTCTTTTCCCACATCGCCTCACAAACATTAGGAAGGTGTTGATACAGCAGGTCTTGTACTTGACCGGCTATCTGTGCGTGTTCCCGTTGCGTTCCATTAGCGGTACGAAGGTCACAATAATGCAACCAAGACCTAATACTTCCATTCATGTACATCTTAGTTGGAGTAGCCAGCGGTAACACCTCTCTTGCACACTCTTTAGCGATGCCAGCTTCAAGCAGTTTCTTATATACCAACTCCGAATGTTTAAACAGTTGTTTTACTTCCTGTTGAAGGAATAGGTCTTCATCTTCTATTTCAATACTATTTTGTCTATTCTTTAAATCTTGCAGTCTCAATTGAGGTACAACGGGACTACCAAGTTGAGATGCATTAGCGTACCGTTGACTAAACTCTTGAAAGCTAAAGGAACGGTGCCTAAGGATCTGTGCAGCAATAGACCGAGTAGTATTAATTTGTACACACATGTTCACCATTTCAAAAGGTGACCAATGGTTATGTTCAATAAGATATTTAATCAACCTAGCACTTGTCTGAGTGTTGGTTTGATTAGATGGGTTAGATACCCGTGCCATGTAGCTGATAAGTTCTTCAGCTTCGGGAGTGATGTGGATCAGTTGAACAGAGTGAAACAAAGGTTGAACGGAGTGGGTGGGACTCATAAGGTTGTTTAAAACTTAGTAATTACGTTACCAGACAGTAGGATCTTAGTTCTCAGATTTCCAAGATTCAAAAGGGGGAGGAGAATAGATGAAATAAAGTGTTCTCTATCCAGTAGAAAAAGGAGGAGATTTTTAGGTCTCCCCCAATTACAGGAGTTGGGTCCACCCTCCCTTCCCCTGTATACGGGTGGGATGTGTCTTAAACCCAGGTGGGGACACTGTTTTTAGAAGTTCCTCTTGCTTGTCTTTTTTGGTCTAAATTCATACCTAAAACAAGGTGATTTGTCTCACTTTGAGGGTCATCTAAAAAGGCAGTAAGCATGTCGTTCCACTCTTCTATTTTACGTTGTTTGACTGTCTCCTGAGCAGAGATGCCCATGGCATCGGTAAAGTACTTAACGCCTTGTGCTAAAGAGTCTAATCTGTCGTCGTGTTTAATGGCGTACTTTTCCCGACACATTCTACTCATTTGGTAGAAGAGCATGTACAGGAGTCGTTTCTCTGGAGCTTCATCTTTATTAGAAGAGTAGTCCCATTCTACAACACCACGATCAACGATGAGTCGGTGTTGGTTCATAATGGGTTCAAGAGCGTCAATAATCCGTTCTTCTTTACGAACATTAGCTCGTACTTCTTCAACACCAATGTTTTGTTTAGTTTGTTGAAGGTGTTTTTTAAAGAGTTCTGAAACAATACCATCACCAAAGTTAGTCTCAATGACAAGTTTGGTAACGTTATACTTTTTACAACCTCTAAGGATGTCTAACAGAGTGTTGTCGGAGTAACCGTCGCGGTATGCACGTACCTCGTGGACGTAAAGGAAGCCATTCTTTTGGCTTATGTACGTTGCTGCTGTTTCGTCTGTGCCTCTACCTGACGGGTCAATGCTGCATATCGTTTCAGAGTATTCACTCCACTCTCCTTGAAGCTGCATCGGGGAGTAGAAATAATCACCTGGTAAGCCAACCGTAGGCAGATCCTTGAGAACATTACGAGGATCACTGCACCACACAACAGAATCCGGCGCTTGAGTTGGATTAACGGAGGTAATGATAAGGTCTTGGAACTTAAGTGGGAACTTTTCTGCATCACTAAGACTCGTATCAAGCATAAATTGGAGCATAAAGTTGCTCCGACCCATTGCTGCTTCTCGTTCCAACAAATCATCACTACTGAATCGGTCTGGGTCTGTTACATCCCATGCTTCAGCACCGTTATCGATGTCTTCTTGGAGTTGAGGAGCGATTAATCCTTCGTAATTAGATAATTTACGTGGTACTCTAGCTGGCCAAACAAAGGGTCTGTAGTTACGTTCAGCTAGTTTACGGTAGATGGTGAAGGTTGTCTGTGGTGTACCGAGATACATGATTCGGCTATCCTGTTTAGGGGTAAGGATAGACTCAGCCTCCGTGCAGAGTTGAAGGAGTTTCTCACGCATCATCTCAGTCATGGAGTTACCAGGTACCTCGATGTCATCAAGAATCATCAGGTCAGCACGAGAACCCGTCAGCTGGCCCGTAATACCAACAGACTTAACACTAGGAGCTTGGTGAGGGCTGCAATTAACATCAAACGAAATGCGACTCCAACGAGCATCATCGCTTTTGGGTCGGAGGTGTGATAACCAAGGCGTTTCAATGATCAGTTTCTGTAAGAAGATGGACATGTTATCTGCTCGTTCTTTAGAAGCGGAGATAATCATGATCTTTTTCTCAGCGTTATTGAACAAGGTCCACAACACAAAGGCTCCGGTAATCCAGGATTTACCTACACCACGAAAAGCTTGGATCTGTAAACGTTTAGGACCGTGTTGTAGGTAGTCGGCAATAGCGTATTGAGCACGTGTTGGGGAGGGAAGATCCAGTTGTCCCCAAAGTGCTTGTAGAAATAGTTTAAAGTCCTGTTGAAGGGACTCTAACACGGAGTCCCCTCTAGAAGGCGCTGTACGGCGTTTTGTAGGCATGTATGGTAGAATGTACCTAAAGGTGGTTTAAGGGGCCTTGTAGAAGCTTGTAGGTGCCTTTAACGTTGGAATAGACCTTGACGTTCGTGGGGTTGATCAACAGTACCTATCATCCCAAAAGGACCAAACCTTTCTTGTGAGGGTGCTTCAGCAGGAATCAAAGAACGACTAAATCTAACGCTACCAGCTTTAGTTCCTATTGATTTAGGCTTAGCAACTGGTTTAAGTTTAGCAACAGGTGCTGGTTTAGGAGTTGGTTTAGGGCTAGGAGTACGTGTAGGTGCAGGTGTTGCAGGGGGTGCAAATCGAACACTTGCTGTTGATTTTGTTGAAATCCCAGTACCAGAAAGATTTTTAAGTGCTTGATCAATATCTATACCAGGTTCAAAATCTAACCCAGGTTGTTGACTTGTAGGTTGAAGTTTGTTGTGATACTTTTTAGGGATGACACGTACATAACCTGTTACATCGTCAACATCTACTACATACTTATCTCCATAAGCAGCGTGGACTTTAGATTCAACCGTATCTTTGAATACTTTGAACTCTGGATCAGATAAAGATACGTACTCATTTGAACCTCCAGAAGCCAATCGAACATTATGTTCAACAATTGTAGGTTTACCACCAGATACAAATTGATGCTCGGTAGATTCAGATACTTTCTTGGCTTCCTTTTTTAATTGAGAAAGATTTTCACGTTCTGCTTCTGTTTTAAATAAACGTTCTTCTTTGGATCGTTTAACATCAGCAGTTTCTTTAGTACTGTAGTTTTCAGCAGAAAGTCGTCCACCTTCTTTTTTACGTACCCGCAGTTTATCCCCATTAGGTAGCTCATAAAGGTTACCACCGGACAAAGAAGGTTTATCTTCTAAGTATGTTTGAGCGGCTTTAATTGCGTCAGATCTTGTTTCAACAGGAATAAATTCTGGCATGAAAAAAGCCGCCCCGGTTTGGAGCGGCGGTATAATGGGTTAGTTACTTCTTTTTTTTCTTTTTGGTTTCAGGCGTAACAGCATCCTTAGCATTAAGATCCGGTACACCAGTCTTAGGAGAAATACCCATAGCTTTAAGGGTACCACTTATTTGCATTGCTTGGGAATCTGCTTTAGTGGAAGGCTCAGCAGCACCTTTTTGTTTTGCAACAGCAGCCCGGTGTTCAGCAAGGGTACGATACCGACCAACCGAAGTACCCTTGGTGTCTTCCTTGTCCCGGTAAGATTGAGCAGCAGCTTTAGTTTCCTGTTTAGGAGCAGCTTTAGGTGCAGGACTGGGGTTGCGCGGCATAACAGTAGTACGCTGGGCAGAAGCCTTTACGGGAGGAGTAGCTGGCTTCTTGTCAGCAGGAGTTGGCCGACGAAACTCAGGATCAGACTTACCTGCTTCTACTTTAGGAGTACGTGCTTCATCAGCAGTAAGCTGCTTGCTTTTAACGGAGTTCTTAACACTAACACGTTGAGGTGCACCACCAACGGTTTCACCTTTAGTAGTGGCACCTTTCATGGAAGAACGTGCAACTTTTGAACCACGGCGAGGAGCCATGGCACGAGCATTCTCTTCTTCACGTTGAATTTGAAGCTGTCGTTGACGCTTCCTTTGCTCAGGGGATAATGCAGGCATGATTAGTTAATATGGGATAAGATAAGTCCCTCTCTCAAGGGATTATGACCGAATGTAGCCCTCATAAATGAGAGCCAGTTATTGCTACCTTTAGCCTGATTACATCTCCAACAGGAGGGTACAAGGTTTGATGTAAGGTCTTCACCACCATAGCAGCGAGGACGAACGTGATCCAATGTAAGTTCATGTAATTCATAGGTTTCTCCACAGTAGACACATTGACAATTGAAGTGCTCTTTAATGGCTCTTCTCCAGAGCCGTTTAGCTTCAGGACTTGTCATGGTTATTAGGTTTTGGAGGTAATGATCAGGTGTTGGCAGCAGCGGTGTCATGCGTAACGTTGGCCTTTGCGTGGGCGACGACGATTAGCTGATGGGTTTTCAAGTTTACCCTTTGTAGGTCCGGTATGGGAAGCATCCATTCCGTCACCGTTGCCATAAGTACCAAGTTTTCGGTTTAGTTTATTAGCATCGGTACGGATTTTCAAACCGTTGTTGGTTTTGTTGTACTTTGCTTGCTGTTTTTGTCGGCGTTGACGTGCTTTTGGATTCTGTTTGTAGTACTCAGATGTGTTTTGAGCCATACAGCCTCCGTTGTACCATTTCAGGATCAATTTTAGGCATTACAGACGCCAATTTATCTAGTGGATTGCCATCATAAGCAACACCACTGATGTCATTTTTGGCAAGCCAGTCACACGCCGCCTTAAGGTCTTGTGTGCTGGCTTCACCAGATTTAATTCGTTGAAGGAACTCAGTTGTTACGAGGTTATGAAGCTCGTTAAACATGTCCTCAGTGGCTTTCTTACTGGCCATTTCTCAGTACGATCTGATCAAGTTTATTTTCGATGCGAATCATGTGATCCTCCATCTTTTGTAGAGCTGAAGATAGTTCTTCACGTTGGACATATTTCTCTGCAATGCGAAGTTCTACACGGTCAATACGTGAGTCAACTTCATTAATGCGAGTGTGCATACGAGAATGAAGGGCAACAACAGCAGTAAAGACGGCAACAGTGCCTGAGACGATTGCTTCAATCATTGTTTTCTGAAAGTCATAAACCAACCAGTCCCAGGACCATCAACTTCCCAGCGTTTGAGCCAGTTAGCCCAGGAATAACGAACTGACATACCACCAGCACCGACTTTTACATAGCCGCCGTTGGTATTATCTAATTCACCGTAGGGATCATGGAAGATGCCCTTAGCTCCGTCATCACCAATCAACAGCATGTAATGACCACCACCTGTTGGGGCAGTTGCTGGACCGTGATGAAGGATGCCTGTTGCTACTGGGTAGCCCTGTTGAAGTTCAAACAGGAGCTTTTGTTTGGTTCCGGTGGTGTAAAACGTGGCAAGGATGCCGTATTGAGCACAGGCTTTAATCTGTGCGGTAGCTTGCGTTGTATCACCGTATTTAAGTACGGTCTTTAAGTATGTATCGTCAGCATTACTCCCTTTAAGAGCATCTGGTAGGAGGTACTTGATAGCCATAGCACATGTAGAGCTAAAGCACATCCGGCCTCCATGACCAGTTGCACTATCAGTTTGGGCGTAATACTGCTTCACCGGAAGCAGCACCATAGCCTCAACCTTTGAAGATGTTCTTGATTTGGTTAAGCTTGTCGTCCTCTTTACGCAGAGGTTTCAAAGCGGCAATACCGCCAAGAATCAGTTGAACAACACTATTTGATTTGAGTTTAGATGCACCGATAACTTCAGAACCCAAAAACAGGGCAAAGAAAACGATGGTCTCGTAGGAGACTTTAAGGCCAAGAATGGTAAGCATGATAATTACAGAACGATTATGTCTTCACCGGCGCCGCCTAAAATGCCGCTACCAGTTACTGCAGTGTCAAAAGAAATAGTATCAATGATTGAATCAGAACCACCCAAATCGTTTTGAGGAACAACAACTTCCCACACGTTGAACTCAGAACCAGTGATATAAGCAGCAAGCTCATCAGTGGACTCTGTAGCCCTCAGGAGGGCCTCCTTTTCGTTGCTCAGGGTGCGTACCTCAGAACGACGCTCAAGGACGCTCTGAGGGGCTTCACGGCCTGTCTCAGCAAATCGGGTGATATACCAATCAGACTGGCTAAGGAGGGTGCCAGCGGTTTGCTTGACCTGACCTACCCACTGTTCGACAAGTTGGGCATGGTCCTTAGGAATGCCTGCATCCCAATAGAACCTCTGGTCGTGGGGAATTGGGTCAGACTCTTCTGTAATGCCAATGGCTTCCCGCTCTTCAGGTGAAGCAAGACGAATCCAGTTGGCCGGATATTGAATGCCCTCGTGCTCAAAGGCTGCGTCAGGGCTAATTGGTTTTTCGTTCAGAATAAACATAATGTTTCGTATTAACGAGGGGTGCGGCCATCGGGAAGTGCGTAGGGCATAAGTCTAGGTCCGTAAATGAAGGTTAGCGAGCGCGGGAATACTTAACGGGCGCCTCCGCAAATGCTGCATATAGGATCTGAGCGCCACTGGTGTTCCAAGTGGTATTCGCCGTACGCAGTTTAAACCCGTTTGAAAGTATATCGCACGGCGTAAATGAACGATAATCGCTCTCTGCGTTTGAAAGATTTGGGAAAAGATTTAAACCGGCAACGTTGTAGGTATCCCTAGCGGTATCAAAAATAATCCAGCTTTCACCTGCAACATTTTGCTTCATAAGTATCCACCTCGGCCTAAACCCCGTGAACACAAACGGCCCATCGCTCGATCCATTGCCCGTATAACTTCCAAAGGCGCTAAAACCAGCCACAGGGGCGAAGCAGTAGGCGACGCAGTCAATACCTGATCCGTAGAACGACTGACTCATGGTGAAAACGGTTGATGTCGAATCAACACCGCCAAACGGAACCTGTGCTGTTGTGAAGGCTGCAGTGGTAAACGTCAGACGGCCATCTTTGGCGTTGCTTATGCCGCCGTGATAGATGTCCCAGTTGTAGGTCGCATTACGCGACTTCATGATGATCAACTTCGGTTGGGCATTTAATCCGTGACCGATTGTGGCGTTACCACTGGATGAGTTTGTACTCCACGTCACCACGCTGCAGCCATTGGTAGCCGATGCCCTGACTTGGCTGCTGATGCTGCCGCTGGTGTTGGTGACCGTGCTCGATCCGCAGTCCCAGGTCCAGGCGGCGTAAGTGTCATTGTTATTGTTTTGCCCCGCATAGCTGCCCAAATCAAAGCCGTTGCTATTAAATGCAGTGACGCCACTTTGTGTGTCTTCGGCTTGTGTAGCGTTAGAAACAAGTCGCTTTGTAGTGCCTCTGACAATATCAAAAAGGCCGTGGTCAGCAGCGATTGACCGACCTTTGATCCACACCAGATCCGGACTGAACGCCAATCCTGTGATGCTGCGGCTGCTTCCATTCCCTGTGTAGAGCTTCACATCCATCGCGGTATTGCCTTGGAGGATGGTCGGCTCTGGGAGATTATGCGAGCACAGTGCTTTGTAGCCTGAGGGGGCGGTGTAGGCGAAGGGGCGTTGGCCTGCATTTAGAGATAGAACGCTTGAATTAATGCCAATAAGTGCTGGCGTAACATACTTTGTAGATGCCAAAGTGATGCTTGGTGACGTACCGGCAGACGGCGACCCAGAGATCCAAGTATTGTTTTTGGCAAACCAGATTTTGTTGTCTTTGATGGCAACACCAATCACATCACCGTTGGAAGTCCACGATGTCAAACCAGTAGTCACTGTTCCGTAATTAGACACTGAACCAACGTTGCTATAGCTAATTCCAGCAGTTTGATTTGCAAAGCTATTACCAATAACATACAAATTATTTAAGGAGCTTGCGAAAACCCCCTGATCAAGCAAAGACACAGCGGCAAACTGTCCGTATGTTGCTTGAGTGACTTCAAAATACCAGCCAGTTGATGTACTGGTGTCAATTCCAAAGGTGCCCCCAACAAAGTTGTAAGCGCTAGATCCGGACGGTCCCGTGAAATCAAGATTGCCGTTGCTCAAAGACCCCGCACCAACTTGGATGTTCAGCGGATTCAACGTTGCATAGTTCCCCCTTACCTCACCCCCCGCACCGGTGTCCGTGCCATAGCCTGTGGGTGAATCGACGAGCGAATCGTTGCCCGCAGCAATCGTGGGGTTTTGAGTAGAACTAGGCGGGTTGAAACCACCTGTGTATTTGGTATTCTGGTAAATCCTGTAGTCTGAAACATAACCGTTGATGAACTGACCCGTGTAGCTTCCGATTCCTCCCCCGATGGAAGTTGTTGAGCCCATTGTGCCAGTGGTGCCAACCGTCTTGGTTGTTTGCAAGACACCGTTGAGATAACTCTTGAAAACACCACCACCTTCATGGACAAAAGCAAAATGATTCCACGAGCCGGTATTGATCGTTTGTGTGATCAAGCCGGGGACAAACGTGCCACCAAGGTCAACGTAGAAGTCGTTGGAACCAGTTCCAGTAGCAGCAGCTTCTCTGTAAGCAATAGTCTGGTTGTTGGCCCCGTTAAGACAAAAATGACCGTGGTTACCGGACTGCGTCCCCGCTTTATACCACCAGAATTCAACTGTATAGGCGCTGCTTACGCTTACAGAGGATAAATCTACAGTTAAGCGAGAGGCGCCGTCAAAATAACCACTGCTGCCGTAGAACTTGGACTGAGCTGTAGAAGTAATGGTGCCTGTCCTTGTCAGGCTCTTAGCACTACCACTCCCCTTAATTGTTGCGCTTTCATCCGTGAATGTCGTGCCATTATTTGCCCCATCCATTGCAACAGCAAGAACAATAGATGCACTACTAGTATCTGTTCTTGTGCCAGCTCCCTTTGTTGTGCCGTAGGTGTCGGTGGTGTTGTAAATCGGCAGCGCACCAGACGCAGACGCAACGGACGTGGGACCACCTGTAATTATTGAAAGGTTGTTCACCGTCCACGTATTCCCATTCCCACTAGTGTCCGTCCCTAATGCGGCGGTGGTTGCGTTATTGGAGAAGTTAAGCTTGAAGCCGTTGGTGCCGTAGCTGCCGGTGAAAGCCTTGGGTATGAGCTGGCCGGTAATGGCGTCGGTTTCGGTGAAATAGCTGGGGTCGTAGGCGTATCCGTCGCAGAAGTGTACGTCGGCTAGGTAGCCGTCTGCATAGCCATTGCCCGCGCCTATTCTGTGCTCGGACGTATTGTTAATGTCGCGGCCAACAGAGGATGTGCTTATCGTATTAGTATTAGTGGAAAAATTTGTTTCGCGAACTCCGTTGATGTAGATTTGTGCTCGATCGGCTTGAGTGGAATTTGCAAGATCAAAATAAAATAAGAGATGAAACCATGCTCCATAGTCTCTAAATACTCTGGTTGTGATTAAATCAAGAGGAACAGTTGCGCCAGACTGAGTAAAAAATTCAATCTGATAAGGACTTCCCACTGAGCCGCTGCGAATTATGAGACCGGTGTTTCCACTATTGGCTGTAAAAACAGAAAAAATGTTATTAGCAAGACCTGCTCCAAGCTTGACCCAGCACGAAAAGGTCCACTTGTTTCGGTCGCCAGCAGACCCGGGAGTGCGGTTGAGGTAGGCCGAGTCAACGCTGCCGTTGAACCTGAGGCTTCTGGAGATCTGATAGCCAACTGGTGCTGCTGAATTTAGCAACAGTGGATTAGTATTTGCTGGTACTGTCATCAGGAAACGTTGGTAAGGAGTTGAGCGGTGATGCGACTAGCACTTTCCACGTAATAGACCAACGTAGACACACTACTAAGGGCTGTGCTCATGGTCGGAGTACCACCAGAGAACTTCCAGTTCGACCCATAAGCAACAGTATAAGCTGTACCAGAACCCTGAGTAATAACAATTGAACCAGACTGACCAGCAGTGAGGTTGGTAGGATTGGCAAGGGTAATGCTATGAGCAAGGGTTAGACTGAAATTATTGGCTGTTGCAAAGTTAGGGGTAACAGTAGTTGCCGAAGTCAGCGCAGAAACCGTACCTCGTTGTGCAGCGGTGAAGCTTTGAACAACGTCCGTCTTAGCGGTGTCAGCGTCATAACCTTGAACAGTGACGCCAATGTCTCCCGACACAAGGGCTGAATACCAAGCAAGAGTACCTGTACCATTGGTTCCAAGTAATTGGCCGTTGGTACCGTCAGCATTGGGGAGGGTCCAAGTGATATTACTAGCTACTGTTCCAGGTGCTCTAAAGGCTACCCAGTTATTACCGTGACCAGTGGCTTCACCAAACTTTAACAGTAGTTGGTTATCCAGTATGGTATTGCTGCTCAGCGAAACATCACCAGTGCTGCTACCAATAGTCCGATTAAGAACATCAAGGTTCCCACCCAGTTGCGGAGTCAGGTCAGATGCCAAATCAAACGCAATAGAACCAGACGGAATAGTAACGTAACCAATCTGTTGATCAACGGTCAGCGTATCACCAAGCTTAAACTTACCATTATGATCAGTAATAGCAGCCCAGATTTTACCATTGTTAAGCTCAACAACTTGGTTAGCTTCAATAGGTACACCACCATTCTCGGGAAGGGCGGTATAGTTGGTACCAGAACCCACATACTCCATCGTATGACCGCTAGAAGCAATCATCGAACGAAGATAGAAGGAGACAGGTGAACTGGCAGCTACTGAACCATTAAGGCCAAGGTTGTTCGATTTATTAGCAGGATCAGGACGACTAATGGTTACAGTCCAGCCAGCACCAGCTGCTGTAGCAGACAGAATTGGATAGGTATTACCACCAATGTCAACAAGCATATTGCTTTGAGGACGAGTAGCAGTACCGTGCCAAGGAGAGCCAGGAGTTGGAGCACCAATGGTAAAGGTAATAGAACCACTATTGGCAAGAGCAGTTGTGGTTGCTGTAAAGATAGCATTTGTAGAACGACCATCAGCAATCAACGAATACCGACCAAAGTCAGTGGTGCTTGCTGCCAAATTAGCTTGACCACCATTACGACATTTGATGTGATAATGGGTAAAGAAGGAGTAGCTAGAGGTAGCTTGACAGTAACCGTTATTGGTAACTAGGATACCAGGGCCATCAAGACCCACATGGGTGTAGCTATCACATACTATCGACCGAAGTGGTGAAGATGCGTCAACCGTACTTCCATCAATAAGGATACCACCACCCGTCATTGCCGAATCGGTATCACCACCAGCACCACCAGCAGGGGTATGAGGATTCAAGCTGCTGTTATTAATCTCCGAATCAGAGAAGTTAGTACAATTCTGAATATAAGGAGACTTATAAATCATTGCCCCAGGATAGAACGAGAAGTTCCAACCTTGGTTCTCAGGTAGACCGTAGGTAGCACCACTATCAATAGTACTGTTACCACGTGTACCACTTGCCTTCACACCTGTAAGGGTAAGGCCAGCAATATAAGTACCACTATTTACACGGAACAGGCTGTTTGTTTCAGTAGCAGCAGTGGGGTGAACAATACAACTACGAAGAGCTTGGCCAATAATCGACACATCCTTTTTGGTAATGTCAATTGGAGCAACCTCTTGGTACACACCAGGAGCTACAATAACTACACTACCATCACCGTAGGTAGCATCTGCATTAATCTGGTTAATAGCAGCTTTAATGGTTTGCTTTGGAGAACTAATGCGGTGACCGTCGTTGGCATTGTTACCATTAACAGAGTCAACATAGACAACCTTGGGCAGGTTGGTAAAGGTACCACCAGAAGCAATACCTAACCATGAAGCACCATTCCAAATAGAAAGAGTCAGGTTTGGATCATTTTGAAGCCAAGTCTTACCAATTTGCCAGTTAGAACCAGCAGGCGTAGTAGACTGAACAATTGTATCAAAACGAGTAGATGCAGCTAAAGCTGTAAAAAGATTGTTATCAGCAGCAGCAGGAGAACCAGCGTTCTGTTCTGTTTCAGTGATAATATCTACATCTTTAATTCGATCAAAGTCAATGGAGTTGGCTCCAATACCAATAACAATTTGTCCAGATGCTGGAGAGTTATCGGTAATTGTAATACCATCAGTAGCAGTAATATCCGTGGTAAGAGCAGTATCAATTTTAGCATCAATCCGCCCATCAGTTGCAGCAGTGGTAGCAACCTGAGTATCAGAACTTACCCAGGTTTCATCACTATGGATGGTTTGTGTTTCTTTATCCCAGGTATTGTTTTGAATTTCCTGAACAGCATAGTTATTCTGCAGGAAGTCATCATTTAGATCCTGTGCTCTAATGGCGGAACCAGCAAAGAATGTAGCTTTCAAATTATCGGTATTAGTGCGCCGATAAATACGAATAGCTGCACCATTTGCCGGTGCCGTATTAAAGAGAACAGTTGTAGCGTTGGCAAGGGTATATGCAGTTGTATCGGTGCCATTAAGACTTACCTTAATGTCATCCTCATCAATGTATTGGAATGTAAGAGCATAGGAAGTGGTTGAACCATTCCCTGTGTAAGTGTTTTCAGTTACAGCCATTTACGCTAGGTAAGAAAAGGAATGGGTGGATTAATCTACTTGTTCTGCCATTGCAACAGGGGAACCCCACGTTGCTGATAGGCTTTATCTAGACCTTGTTCGTATTGACGACGCATCACTTCTTCACGATTGCTAAGTTGTACTTCAGCCATACGCTTAGAACGATCCAAAGCCACATCAATCTGACGATACAGGTTCATCCATTGATTAGGATCAATACGAGATCCAGCTCCTCGTTCAGTCTTAATTGAATCACGCCACACTTGAGCATCAGTACCCTGCATGATTCGCTTCAACTCATTCTTAAAGTAACCTTGCTGACCCATCAAAGAGAACAGCTCAGAACGTTCTTTAGGAGTGTACTCAACACCTTTGGTGCTTTTGTTAAAGCTAGGACGTGAATCATACTCAATATCCAGCAGGAATTGACGTTCAGCTGATTGACCCTCATACACCTTCATAGGAGACACAGCATTCCATGCCCGTACAAAGAAGTTTTCAGGGTAACCAACTTTAGTACCATCAATCCAGTCATGTTTATCAGGCAGTGCACCTTTAGAATCCACAACATCCAAGAACTTGTTACGGTTACGAAGAAGTTGAGTAAACTCCATATCCAACTCACGAAGAGACGGTGCCATAAGGCGACCAAGCTCATTACGTGCACCAGATAGAGGAGCAAGGGAACTAGCAAAGGACGCAGCCCAACGGTTCAATGCAGCAGGATTACCAGCCAGAACATCGTTCATAGGCTCAATACCAGCAAGCATAGATTTGTTGGTTAGGTTACCACTAATGATAAATCCAAGTTTGTTAATGTTGGTTTCCAGGTCAGCTTCGGTAATGGAATCAAAGTTATCCATCACGTCAGCAGTCAGTGCTAAGAAGTCAGAGATAGGACCAAGGCCATCATAACTGTACCACTTACCATCCCAACCTTTGTACGTACGAGGTTTCCAACCAAGCTCTTGACGAACACGGTTACGTTCTTTATCATAATGACCATTGCCACGCAGACCGCCATTGAGGAACATAGCACCAGCAGTCATCATAGTGATGGTGCCAACAGCCTTACGTCCACGTACCTCAGCACGAAGGGTGTTGAAGGTATCCATCATATTCTCATCAACGGGAAGACCACGCTTAGTAAGAATAGACTCAACCTCATCAACAGTAAAGTTGCTGAGTGGTTTGTAGGCAATCTCGTTGTACTCTTTAGCAAAGATAGAAATAGGACTGTGCTTATTAGCCATATCCAGAATGTTCACACTCGTGCGTGGAAACATCAGGAAGGGTTTCATAGCAGGATACTGGTCAATAAGACGGGACAAACCATCAACAGCAGGGCTGTCCAGGTTCATAGCAATCTCACGGCTAGCATAATCAACAGCTTTATTTGTAATCATCCCGGAGGAATCAAACATCTCGTTGTATTGATCATCCAAAGCTTTTTTAATACCATCAGCATCAAGCTTCCTGCCACCATCAATGAACTTATCATAGATACGTCCACGTACTTCAGCGTTGGCAATCATAGCCCGTGCGAAACCATCCAATGCCGTCATAGCATTAGGACCAAACCGAAGCCACGGATTATTGGACATATCGTTGAGAGCTTCAGCCTTATGGTACAGAGCCATAGGACCTTCGTTACCTCGTTGTTGAGAAGCCATAGCATACGAATGGAGAATATCCATTGTATTCTCATTCTTCTTCACAAGGTCATCACGCATGATGTACCCAACAGAAGTAGGATCTGTTGCAGCTTTACGATACACATCAGTCATGTGTGTCAAACCTTTTTGGAAGGTATCGGCAAAGGCTGAGTATTGATACCACCCACGCTTCAGGGTTTTAACATCACCACCAACGATAGCACCACCAAGCACGGTGATAGGTTTCTCAAGCAACAGAGCTGCGTTAGCAAACCCAGCTTTCAAAGGAGTAGACACAGACGTAAGAACAGAGTTGTAGATATTACTCCACATACCCTGCACAATAACGTTAGGCATCTCAGGATTACCATCAACAAAGAACTTGGGGAACCAGTCCCCCAGGCTTTGATCGACATACCTGTTCAGCTTAGCCATAGTATCAATGTTACCGTCAGTAAACTCCCAAGCCATTTGAAGAGGCTTAAGGTATTCAGGACGTTCCTTTGATACTTGACGCAGTGTATCAGCAGTACGCTTAGCACGGTCAATGATTTCTTGGTCAGTAGCTTTCTTGGTTTCGTTGAAGCTATCAACCATTCGTTGTACCTTATCGTAATCTTTCTCATTAAGATGAGCATAGATCTGTTTAAGGCTATTCAAACCTTGACCACGCAGTTGCTTGGCTCTACCCTGTACAACAGTAAGGTATTCAATCTTATCAAGGATCTGTTCCTGAGCACGTTCAATAGCACCTGTACCATCCATAAGACGTGCACCTTCAGCAAGATCAGAGACCTGACCAGCCAGTGAAGTAGCAAGATAGCCTTGTACACGAACAGTATCAAGGTTGATGTATTCATCACGCAAGGTGCGAAGAGCTTGCAGAGAGCCAGCAAAAGCAATGTCACCCTTAGTACCAACAGAAAGCCGTTCAGTACCATCAACAGTATCAGAGAACTCTTTAAAGACCTTCCTCATTTCCTCTACATCCATACGAGGATCTAGAAGAACTTTACTAAGGTTATCTCCTTCTGCAACTACATCTTTATAAGTAATGGTAGCTTCGTCGCCAAGCATTACTTTGTACTTACCGGCAGAGTCAAAGGCTTGCTTCAGTGCGTCATCAACTTCATCAAACGTAGCAGGATCAGAAGTCCGAAGAACATACTTAGCTGCAGGTTCAGAAAGGAAGTTACGAAGTCTACCGTACACAGTACCATAGTTATTAGCGATACGCACTTGATCAATACCAGCACCTACAACTCCCATGGAGTCTACACCACGTACACCTGCTTCATCAGAATCAAATACATCGTGGATACCAAGATAAGCACCTTCTTTATTGTTAGCGATACCATAATCAGCTCGTTCATCAAGGAGTTCTTCCCGACGACCAGCTGATTCAAGCACTTCATCTTCAACAGTAACCGTTCCGGTTTCCTGTTGCTTTTTGAAGTTAACCGCCTTTTCATCCAAAGGAATAAAACTGGTAGCTTCTTTAGTCTTTTGTGTTGCACGAATCAGTTTACCTGCACCTACAAGTAGGTCGGTAAAAATACCAAGACCAACGCCTTCGTTGATGTTCTTAGCACGGATTACATCCGGGGAATCACCATCAACAGTAGCCCAATCATCAGAGATCCAACTAAAGGTTTTAGGGAACATCTTCTTCAGACTACCCTGAAGGTTATCGTCGGTCTCGTTAAGTTTATTGGTAGCATCAACAAATGCACCAGAACCCGCTGCAATACCAGCTTCACCTAACCACTTAACCAATGCACTCTTACCCATCTCCCATTTAACCTTGGCGTTAGCAGCTGAAGCAGCTCCTCCCAAACCACGGGTAATAAAGACAGTAGGGACTACAAAGGAAGAGATCTCACGAGCCGCTTGAAACAGTTCATTCTTAAACTTAGGAATCTTAGGAAGATCAGGAGTAGGAAGTACGTTGTACAAATCTACTGCCCAATCAACAGCCCCAGTAGGGACTGCTAAGGCACCCTCAGCAATATTTTGAACAAGATTAGTTGGCTCTTCTTTCTGAGGTTCTTTTTGAGTTTGTGCAGGCTGCTGCATACCAGACTTACCAGTAGCAGTAGCAGTGGATTGCTTGGCAGCTTGTTCGGCTGCCTGCATGTTCATAACAGTTTGTTCGGACTGAGCCTTTTCTTGAAGCAATTGATTTTTAATATCATCACTCAAAGGCTCATCTTTGGCGTTAAAGTCCTCGTAAGGATTGTACATTTTTTACACTTTTGTACCATGTAGGAATTGGAACCGTCTGCCGTCAGGAAGTTCAATGATCATGTGGTCTGTGCCTTCATGACCTTTGAATGTATCAACGACTTGTGCTCCGTTTTTCAACCTTACTGGCGTACCAGATGGGGCTGCATAATCAACTCCATATGAACCTCGTGCACGATGACGAGCTTCAGTATCAGTCAGAGTTGTACCTTTAGAAAGAGGCTTCCACTTACCATTCACGTTCACTTCAACAAAGCTATCAACTTCATTGGGTTTAATTGGAACAGAACCAGTAGTAGCAGTAGTGCCTCGTGCAACACGTTTTACATCAAGATGTGGACCCGTAGATCCATATCCAAGGCTGCCAATCTTATAAACAACAGAAGGACGCATGGTTGCAGGATCACGCCAAGCTTGACCGTAGCCATACTTAGCAGCAGACTTCAAGACTTTAGGAAGATAGTCCCTATTCTCTTGAGATTTACCAATACCACCTAATCCAGCGTTATAAGCTTGAATAGCACGGTTCACATCACCGCCAGTAGCAGCAATCAAACCTTTGAGATGTTTAGCTGCATAGTTAATGCTAGCTACAGGATCATCATAGTTAACACCAGGATGATACTCCGGCATGATTTGAGCAATGCCCCTAGCACCTGCACTAGATTTAGTCCGACCATAGATGACATCATCACGCCAACCAGACTCTACTTCAAGAATACCAGTAAGAATTGCAGGATCAATGCCATTGGCCGCTGCAGCCTTCTGTACGGCGTTTCCGAAGCCTTTAGGTACCACAGCAGCTTGGAAGCTTCCCATGCTGCTCAGAGCCCGTACAGAGCGGTTATACGTGGGTAGACGATTAAGCAGTGCCTGCATCTGAGTGGACATAGCAGTATTAGCTACTTCCATTGATTGAGGAGTAATCAACGGCCTCATACCTGCAGCATCACGTTGACGGTTGATAACCTCAAGACCACTGATACCAAGTTCAGATCCCCAGTATTGTGCTTCAAGTGGCATCTTCCATCCAGCTTGACCATAGTTCTCTTCTATTGCAGTGAGTTCTGCAGAATCAAAGATAAGACCAGGTTTCTTATTCAGTGAGGATTTACCACCACCAGCAATGGATGAACGAATCTTGTTAAGCTTAAGGTTGATAGCAGCAGAAGTTTTAGCATTACCAAGTGAGAAACTAGAGAAGTTACCAGTCCTATCCAAAGCATAACGACCACCAGCATCAAACTCAGTCATCACTTCGGTGACTGCTTGGTTGGCTGCTTGAGTAACATTCATGCCAGCACCAACGTACTCAGATACCTTGCGGTTGAACTTAGCTTGAAGCTCACCAATCACAAGAGTAGCTATACCACTGGTAGAACCGTCAGGAGAAACCTTGACACGAGGATCAGTTTTAACGTGATTCTCGATAGCCTTCAGTTTATCTTTGAATTGACCAGACGTAGAACGTGCACCTTCCTGTGCTTTAGCAGCAGACATCCATTTGGTTTGAATGTCCCAAGGAGCCTGAGCAACACTTTCAGTAGTAAGAAGGTTTTGCTCAGCAAGCTTTTCAAAACGATCATTTAGCTCGTCCTTAGCCCGAGCATCCATACCATAGGTAGATTCAAGGGTTTTAAGATAAGAGCTTTCTTTACCGTACCGATTAAAGAACTCCTGTTGAGCACCTTTAATGTTTGCTTCAGTAGCTTCGTTGGGATTATCTTGAAAATACTTCTCAAGTACCTGCTCACCTTGTTTGGCTTGCATGTCACGATCAGCTTCATCAGCAGCAAAGTTAGCACGTGCATTAGCTGCACGTTCCTTATCAAACAATGCAAACTGAGTACCCCAACGAGTACCTACTGTTTGACCAGTTTCAGGATCAACAGTATTCTTCATTTGATTGTAGTCTTCTAAATCAAGCTGACCAGCCTTATCTAGATTACCAACGTGCTTCCAAAACTCTGCCCATGCCCCACGTTTGCCAAGATGGTTGCCACGAGCATCAACAGTAGCGGACATGTTTCGGATCCATGCTAATGGATCACTGGTTCTTTTAAGTTCAGCATCAGCAAGTTCTCTGATCTTAAAAGATTCATTTTGAGCATACGCAGAACGAGCATCATCAATCAACTCAGAACGAGCCTTACGCATTGCTGGGAATGCGCTTTCATTAAGGAGAGTTGTGTTGACACCTATAAGACCATACTTTTTGTAGAACTCTGAGTTCAAAGCACGAATAGCTTGTGCTCGCCTAATCGGATCTTCTTGGGTATCTGCAGGAGTAAAGACTTCACCGTCTTTTGTTTTGAGTTGAAGAGTTCTATTACTTTGCAGTTGCTCAGTCATCCATGGTTTGTACTCAGTACCAGCCTGATCAGCCATGGCTCTGGCAAAACCAATCTTTTCGTAGTGACCTAACTTTCTGTATAGGTTGGCTACTTCAAATGGCTCACCTTTGGCAAGCGCATCATCAGCAACAGCAATAGTAGCTTCGTGATGTAATTTAAGGTTGTTGAGGCTTTCTGTATCCCTTACTTGTTCTTCAAGAGGGGACCCGTATTCTAAGGCTTTATTCATGCCTCGTACAATACCAGCCTCAGCATACATAGCTGCACCGGCTTGAACAACCTTACCAAGTGATTCAGAAAATTGAACCACCTTAGCACTTTCTTCTAGGTTAAGCCTATTAGCCAAGTTTTGAAGTTGTGCAGTTTGCTCAGCAGCTTCACCTTGAATTTTAATGTTAGCAAGTTCTGTTTGTTTATTTTGTTCAAGCTGAGCGGTTTGATCAGCCAGTTGAATAGGATTAAAACCTTGACGTTCTACTGGGCTTTGATAACCTTGTTGTAGTTGTAATTCTTTAGATAGTGCCATTAACCAAACCCAACTGTACTGCTTAACTTAAATCCACTGCCGCCGCCACTTTTACCAAAAGGAGATCCACCGGAGAAGAAACTTGCTGTACCACCAGCCAAAGCATTAGCAATCGTCAAGTTAGCATTAGGTTGGAATGGTTGAGATGGCATTGCTATTGGTTCAAATATTTGTAGTTCTGGAAGAATACCAAGATCACCGTAAGCACCAAAAACAGACTGAGTTGCTTGTCGCCCAAGTGCTTGTTTGGTTCGACCAGCTTGGCCAACAACACCTGCTAACCTTTCAGCTTCCATTGCTGCATTACGTCCAAATGCACCAAGAGTTCCAAGTACATCAGCACGCTGACGAGAGCGGCTTGTCCCTTCAAAGGCAGCTCGATTATAACCTACTGCCTGGGAAAGTGCTGTTAGTTGTGCTTGCCTAGAATAAGCAGATTGAGCAAATGCTTGCCCCAATTCACGTTGAATGTCCTCACCAGCACGTTGATAATCTTCTTGAATAAAATCAAGGTTCTTTTGAAACCGACCTGTTTGGTAACCGTATATGTCAGCAGTGCGTTTATTAGACGCGGAAATCAAACGCATGTTTAATGCATTTTGACGCTGAACACTTTCTTTTTCGGCTTCGTATTGTTGCTTACGTTGAGCACTTTCTTGGCTAGCACCAAACAGTGATTGACCGATGCTCAACGCTCCCATAATACTGGCGCTTATCGGTTCAAATGCCATAATTTACCTTTGCAAATTCCACGTAATAGATGTTTCTTGTGTCGCACAGAACGACGTTAATAACCTTGAAACCAATAAGTCTCAAGAACTTTCTTAGATTATTGTTCTGAATATCTACTCGGTTCCAAAGCATTGGTCCCAAAGTTTTAACAAACTCTCTAGCATATTTGATAAATGATTTAGGGTGTCTACGGATTTCATGTGTCATGTTCATCCATATGCACCCATAATCATCAACACCAAATAACGCAGCAGGTTTGTTGTCGGGACTAATAAGAAGAAAAGTTTTACTATAAAGAGTATCAGCAGCCATACAGAGGACTGGATGAATACCAGCCCTTGCAAAGTCTTCGATACCTTCTTCCAATAGATCCTTTGCTATCACAGGTACATCTTCTAAGGTTGCAGGTCTGACGCTGAACCCGTGGGTGGAATTGCTCAAGGTTAACCTCCTCGATAGAAACGGCTGCTGTATTTACCTTCCCAGGTAATATCTAAAATACTCACTGGAAATGGTGTGTTTCCAATGATTCTAATAGAGGTGTTTCTGTTACGTTGGTAAATAGGAACAATGTGAACAGAACCCGAGGAAAGGTTAACGTTATTTAGTACGTAAGTGTTCGGTAGGGTGGTAGACACTACGTTTTCCCAGGTAGGAATACCTGTTAAATCAATTTCATATGTCACAGGACCGCTAAGTCCGGTGGCAACGTTAATACGGTGAAGGACCAAATCAGCTGTTTGATCACTGCTGACAAAACTCCCTTCGTTTTTAGTGATGTAGAACGTTGGAAGTTCTAATGACATTTCGTATTGGTAACCAATGATTAGGTCACGACCACGATAATCACCAGTAATATCTGCATAGTAAGCACCCGTTGTACCTGCAACAGTAGGTTCTAACACAGCACCAACGGACTGACTAGAAGTAACATTACTACCTCCAATATAACCTCCAAGTGCTACAACAACAAGGGTTTTACCAGCTACAGTGTTGTAGGGTAGAAACACTCGTGTTGTATCAGTACCAGAGTTATAAGTACGATATGGATTGACAGACCAATAGTCCAAGAACACATCAGTCCTCTCTCCAGTGGGAAGAGTTAAGAACCCTTCGTCACTAGATTGCCTAAGGTTAAAGGATTGAACCTCAACATTAGTTCCGTTAGCAACTACAGTATAGTAAGTGCTTTGATCAAAGAACTGATCTAGCAGAGTGCCAGTGAGATTCCATTTATACCAAGATGCAATTCTTTTTTCAGATAGCTGTAGGAATCTGTATTGATAGATAGTACTGCTACCAATAGTTCCCAGCGACATAATAGATGCAGCTGCAGATGAAATGAAATGATCAATAGTACTTGGAATTAATTCTGGAATGTTGAGTGTTAACTCTTCAGCCAAAGGAGGACTATCGTTTCGAATATCAAGCAGATTAAACACCTTTGTGTAAAGAGGTGTCTTAGCGATAAAGTTGGTAGAAATACCTGTAGACACAGCCTCAATATCGGGATCACACTCATATGACGCCATAGTGTTAATCTTGGCTGTTTTTGGACTCAGGATGTCAGAGTCAGTGCTAAGCAAGAATTGCTCAGTATCCCCAAACAGGATCAAACCAACAGCAGTTGGACGTACATAATGCAGGGTAACAGGCTTAGCAGTAGATGCCGAAATATCAATCGGATCATCATCTGTAGCTGTAAGAGCAGTTGTATTGAAGAAGTTGAACAGGTCACCTGCTCTGCTCATCGTGACTGTTTCATTAGACAAGAAACCAAGCCTATTCCGATAAAGGAACATATGTTTGATTTGTGAGCCAACAAAACTTGGATCTGGGTTGGTATTAAGGTCACCAATAACTCTTTCATCCCAAGTTATAGGTCCATAAGTAAATGATCCATCAGATTGACGTACCAGTTGGTGAGGCATAGTCAAAGGATCAAACTTATAAGTAATACCAGGACCAACAGTTTCTTCCCAGGTACCAACACCATACGTTGCATTTGAGGAAGCATTAAACTGCAACCACATGTCATCAACTTCTACATCACCAGAGTTGACAACTTTTACAACGTAACCATCTTTAGCTTGGCTAGGGAGTGCGGAGACTGTAGCTACAGTATCTTGGAATGCATATAAAGCATCTTCGGAAGGACCACCAACTGCTTCAATTGCAAAGGCAGCAGTACAACTAATGTAGATACCAGCGCCAACACGAATAGCAGTATAAGTCTTACCACCAAAAGTTTGGTTATGAATGTCACCAACAAGGTCGTTAAGAATTTGATCTACATCACCACCAGAACCAGCATTATATGTAGCACGAATAGTGCCATCAAGTTTGATTTGATAGTGACCTGTACCAACGATTGACAGAACTACAAAGGCTTGATGTGGAAGTGCAGCTGTAGTAGTCGCATCCATAGCTACCGTCTTACCTTTATTCAAGATAAACGTGTAGTCGTTAAGAGTTAAAACTTCAATATCCTCAGGACTAGCATCCTTAAGATAAGCATTAGCAGGTACAGTAGTAATAGCGCAGTTAGCTACTTGGGTGTTATACAAACCAAGCTTAGTTGCTTCGTCAGTAACAGCATTGTCGTAGTTAGTCTGTGCTGTATTCATAGCAGCAAGGGCTGCAGACAGCTGACCTGCTGTATGAGTAGCAGCTACTGTACGGATCGCTGTAAAGACCCTGTAGCCATCTGCAGCAAGCTTTGGATGCTCATCGGTACGTTCGGTACCAAGAGTATATCCAGCGGGCAAGGAGACGCTTGTAGACACCACTGTGTCGGCATTCTTTACCGTATAAAGACCTGCAGCATTTTTGATGATGCCAGAGTACAGGTAAACCTCATAAAAAGAATTAGGTTCAGATGGAGGAGTGTAGTTGTACTTTACACTGAACAGTTCTTCTGTGGTGGCGTTCTGACCCTCAAGAGCTTCAGCATAAGTTGATTGAGCTGTGTTCAATGCAGTAAGTCTGGTTTTAGTTAGAGCTACTGCTGTATTATAATTAGCCAATGTACTTTTTACATTAGCTATAACACATCCTCCAGGAACACCTGTGTTGCTCCCCATGTTTACTGCACGTGGAGAACCATCAACTAGACTCCAAATACGAAATATGTTATTTGCATATTGAGCAACATATTTCTCACTAGCATCCCTAAGAATCGAAAACCAACGACCAGTGGTGCTAGCGTTTGTCAACGACTCAATGTATTCACCACCAGGACGCTTCAACATACCCAACGCAAAGTCAGGTAGTGTATTCACAGCATCTCGGACTTGACCGGGGAACTTCCTGCTATCAGGTTGTTGAGAGATACCAAGAAATAGGTTTGGGATTCTCTGGGAAATTGTACTCATCGCATCAAAGCTTGGTAAGGTTGATAGCTTGTGTAATAGTTATGACCGTTTTTAAAGCCAAACATCGAATAGTCACCTTGGTTACATTCGTATTCCAAAGCACCAGCTCGTGTAAGGATTTCTTGTTCAGCCAGAAGCTTGTTGATTTCTTGATCACCAATCAGTTTGGTAGCACACATTCGTGCAGATCGTGCAGTGATGTACGCTTGAATAGCAGGAGGTACATCAGTGAAATCAAAGTACCAAACCAGATCAACGTGAATAGTCTCAGTGAATTGGTAAGTATGGTTAAGTCGGTCATACAACTTACCGCTACGACGAACCAGATCGTAATCGTTTTTATGTTTATCTACATTTGCATCCATCTGTAGAACGTTGTACGGATAGGCAATCTCATTGGTTGTTGAATCTGGAATCATTTCATAATCCAGTTCAGTATTAAAGATCCAACCTTCTGATTGTACCTGCTTGTTTATTTCACGAAGTGTGTTAAGGACAATAGATACCTCAGGATTCTGAAGATCCAAGGTGGCGACAGGAGCCTGTCCCACTGAGCTAAGTATTTGATTTACAGCATCCAGTTCGGTGGACACAGCATAAGTAGGAAAGGGCATCTCTGTTCACAAAGAATAAAAAAAAGGGGAGCCGAAGCTCCCCCAGGATTGATTGTTAAAATCAGAAAGCGGAAGGCGCAGTGCCACCCACATACAGCTCAACAGCAGCAGCGGGGTTCAGGTAGTCAGCACCCATGGCCAGACGGCCAAGGATCACGTCACCCTGGTAGATCACCGACACGTCGCCGCTGGTCACTTGCACTTGAGGACCAATGGCCTCAACCACACCAGCAGCTTCCTTCTGGAAGATCAGACCGCAGGACTTGGTACCAACTTCAGCAGCAGTACCGTAGTCATTCTGGATACCGGTGGTAGCGGGGCTAGCGTTATCCAGAGCAGGGTTCACGAAGCTACCCAGGTTGCCAGGAGCAGTTTCGCCGGTGGTACCGCCGTAAGCAGCACCGTAGTTACCCAGGAACGGAATGTTCATGGACTTGTAGATCTTGATACCGGCGATCTCGATGATGCCGTTACCATTCTGCAGGCTATCACCTTGCACGTCACGATTCACCAGACCGTTAGAACCGATAGCTTGGATCAGAGCGTAGTACTGGCGGGGGTTCAGAACACCCACACGACCATCAGAGGTTACACCCTTTTCATCCATAGCAGCAGCAGCGTCATAGAACGCAGCCACCAGAGCAGCGGAATCAAAAGCATCAGAATCGTTGGCAGAAGAGCCAACACGAATCTGGGTACCACCAGGCTCAACGAAGCTGGCCTTGGTGATGGGGCTAGCAGAACGAGCACCACGAGCGATAGCACGGAAGATATAACGGTCATACTTCTCAGCGAGAGCATAACCAATCTTGCGGCTGATTTCGCTACGCAGGTCGTAGTGCGAAAGCACCTCATCCAGTTCGTACACGAAAGCCGAGCTGATCAGAAGGTCATCACAGGTGATGGTCTTCTCAGCCACCGGAGGTGCACCATCGGTGTTACCCAGGATGCTGTTGCCGGGGGTGTGATACTCAGCCGTGGTACGACCAGTATAGATGAACTGCAGGCTCTTGCCACCCTTGAGGGTGCGCTTCATCACCAGATCACGAGCAATCGACTCGCGCTGGAAGCCTTTGAACATTTCACCCGAAAACAGTTTCAGGTAAAGAGCACGGGCATCGCCCGCACCATTAGATTGACCAGGGCGCGTAAGCAGCGCCGGGTCAGCACTAGATTGATGAGCCATTGTTTTTTTTTAGTTAAGAGAAAGTTATTATACTAACTCTAAACTGTCTAGAATGTTTAGAGCTTTATAGGCTCTCCGGTTTCCAAAAAACGGAAGCATCAGTGTCAAACATTTTATTACATCATGTTTATTACCAACTGCCCAACGCCAAGTAGGCTTGACATTTGGACGTTCTCGGTAGTAAACATTTCCGCAATTCATAATGTCCCAGAATTTAGCAATAACATCTTTATCAGTCATCTCTATTTCTAGTTTTTTACGCACTGTGCCCTCGCCTTCAAAGAGACCAGATGCCCACGCAATCATTTTTGGATCCATTGTTATTTTTTGTAGCGTTAGGGTGCTACACACCGCTAGCGGCGAAGGGTGTCCTCGTAAGGGCCAACGCCAATAGGAAGGGGATCCGACTCTGAGGTGTCCCCAACCTTATTAAATTAACCGATGATCGGTGCAGTCAAAGCCACAGGAGTGGTTTCAGCTGCAGCAAGATCAAGCGGGAAGTTGTGTGCATTCCGTTCGTGCATTACCTCAAAGCCAAGACCAGCTCGGTTGAGGATGTCTGCCCAGGTGTTAATGACGTTGCCTTGGTTATCAAGGAGTGATTGGTTAAAGTTAAAACCATTTAGGTTAAACGCCATAGTACTTACTCCAAGTGCAGCAAACCAAATGCCAACCACAGGCCAAGCAGCGAGGAAAAAGTGAAGACTACGGCTGTTATTAAAGGAAGCGTACTGGAAGATAAGCCTACCAAAGTAGCCGTGAGCAGCGACAATGTTATAAGTCTCTTCCTCTTGTCCAAACTTGTACCCATAGTTCTGGCTTTCCGTTTCAGTAGTTTCACGCACAAGCGAGGATGTAACAAGCGAACCATGCATTGCACTGAATAGCGATCCACCAAACACACCAGCAACACCCAACATATGGAAGGGGTGCATGAGAATGTTATGTTCGGCTTGGAACACCAGCATGTAGTTAAAGGTTCCCGAAATGCCCAAAGGCATAGCATCGGAGAACGAACCTTGACCAAACGGATAGACCAAAAATACTGCGGAAGCGGCGGCGACAGGAGCAGAATACGCGACAAAGATCCAGGGACGCATCCCTAGTCGATAGCTAAGTTCCCACTCTCGTCCCATGTAAGCATAGATGCCAATGAGGAAGTGGAAGACTGTGAGCTGAAATGGACCCCCGTTGTAGAGCCATTCATCAAGTGAATTAGCTTCCCAAATTGGGTAGAAGTGTAGTCCGATGGCGTTGCTGCTCGGAATGACGGCTCCCGATATGATGTTGTTTCCATAAAGAAGACTCCCGGATACGGGCTCACGGATGCCATCAATATCGACAGGAGGAGCCGCAACGAATGCAATGATGAAGCAGATGGTGGCGGCAAGAAGACACGGAATCATCAGTGTCCCAAACCAGCCAATATAAAGACGGTTGTTAGTGCTGGTTACCCAGCCACAAAAACGGTCCCAGTTAGACTGAGACCGAGGAGCTGCAAGAATAGCAGTCATAGTTGAAGTTAGTTAAGACGAGTTACTTGAACCCTTCCAACTCCAGAGTTAGTGAGACCGATTCGATCAGCCGCACCTTTACTGAGATCGATTGCCCTATTACCATGATAGGGACCACGATCATTGACCCGAACAACGGCACACCGTTTGAAACAAACTTTAAGTTTAGTTCCAAAAGGGAGTGTCTTGTGCGCTGCAGTAAGGCCGTTTTGATTGTATCGCTCACCATTGGCGGTGAGGTTTCCGTGGAAGCCAGGACCGTACCAACTGGTGATCACCGACAGAGTAGTTAGAATAGGAAGCATAATTAAAAAGCAAAGAACTTTTATATTGCTTACGCCTACAATTCCGCCAATACACGCGCAGTATTGACGGAACTACCAATACTACTTTTTCTTAGCAGTTTTAGCTGCTTGCTTAAATTGTTTAGCAGTGGGTGCACCAGCAGTACCTGCCTTACGCATCTTCTCACCACTACCTTTGGCAATACGCTCACGCTTGGCGTGAATGTTTGCATAGAGACCAGGCTTAGCCATTTAACATTTCCACTTACGAAGGGCTAGTGCTTTACGAGTAGGTCTACCTTTCTCATCTTTCATTGGACCTTTAACACCAGACATGCGGGCACAGAAGCTACGCTTACGTGGACCGCCTTCTGGTTGAGGAGCCTTGAGATTAGAGCCAGTCTCTCGATTATATTTAGCACGACCAGCAGCCGTTAGGCCGCCGGTACGTGATTTGTGTTTTCCAATTTTAAGGCTAACACTATTAGCCATTACTTCTTTGGTTTTTTGTTCTGAATCTGTTTGCTAGTTTTAACAGCCTCTTTTTTAGCTGCAGCTTTACCAGCAGGAGTATAAGGATACTCCTTGTTTCCAACTTTAGGCATTACCAAATACCGGGGATAATTTGACCAGTCAGCGCGTAAGCACCAATAGCAGCCACGAAGCCAAGCATAGCCAAGCGACCATTGAGTAGTTCAGCACGTTCGTTGTGAGGCACGGTGTAGTTGTGATCAGTGTACATGGGAGGTTCGATGGGCCAGATGTTAGTGTCGTTCATTAAAATTCAATGTCAGATCGTTCAAGTTTATCGATAACGTCCTGTCGATAGGCAGGATCATTGTCATAGCGACGATCAGCCATTGCACGTACCAGTTCAGCCTGACTACGGAACACGTCTTGTGAACGAGCAGGTTTACCAGTCAGCATGTTTCCTTCAACACCCATGGAATCAGTATAGCGATAGTACAGTGCCTGTAGAGCAAGTTGGATAGCGTTGGTATTACCTGATTCAACAAGAGAATCAAATGCTTCAATCTCACCTTCGCTAAAGTTTTCAGCAGCCCAACTGGTAAGTTGATTGTAAGCGGCTTGGCCACCTACCATGTTCTGCAGTTGGTTGACTTCTTGATTACTCAACTCCCGTCCAGATACGGATGGAGTATTTTCTTGCATCTCAAAATAAGCTTTCACTAGATCTTGAGATGACATTTGAGAGAATGCATCAAGAGTTTCTTGACTCAGTTCTCCGTTCTTAGAATACTCTTCACCCGCAAGTGAAAGAAGACCAGAGAAATCTTCATAGTCCCGACTCTCTTCTTCAGCTGGTTCCTCATCGGCAGGTTCTTCTTCAGATTCCTCACGAGAGTTACCACCCAGTTTCTTCTCCAGCTCCATATAAGCTTTCTCAAGATCCTGAGCGTTCTTGTATTTACCAGCCAGCATACCCTCATGTTGAGCCATAAGCTCTTCGCCCAGGGCAAGGGATTCTGCTTCGTCGGATTCAATTGACGACATTACTTCTGCATCAGGAGTAGCATCGTAACTCAAAATTTCAGCCATAAAAAGTTATTGCATTGGTGGAGCGGCTTGTTGACTGTTCAGGTATTGAGAAACAGCTTCTTCCGCATTAGGGTTCTTGGATGGGTCAGCCATGGGAACCTTCAACATATCAGGCAGCTGTTGCATTTGCATCATCTGCTGTTGTTGACCCATAGCTTGTTGACGTTCAGCAGTACGCTGATCAACAGACTTAACAAGATTCAGTACATCAATACCTTGTGCAGCTGCCAAGCGTTTGATAGCTTCATCTGCATTGATGAATTGAAGCATCTGGTCAGGACCAAGTGCTTGAGAGATAGTCGCAATGAAGGTGGTGAGAGACTCACGATCTTGACCACGACCAAGGGCGTTGATACCAGCAACAATGGTTGGGTTCACCAGATCCTTAGGAATCCGGGGAAGTTCACCAGAACGTTGCAGTACCAGCAACTTACGATTGAGATAAGGGATAAGGAACTCAACAGTCAACAGGGAGAACAATCCTCCAAGTTGTTGTTCCAGTTCCATCTGAGTGAGGCGAACCTCTTCCGCTGTAGTGCGTTCAGATTGACGAACAGTAAGCACAAGGAATGCTTCTGCAACACGTCGTTCAAGAGTAGCAGCAAGATTAGCTGCAGTACTGAAGTCAGCGGTTTTACCTACTTGGATAACACCGATGTCTTCTGGCCGTCCTTGAACGATCGCACCGTTGCCTGCCTGGGCTATGGTGGCCGGTTTGGTGGTGCTTGAGGGTGATACCACGAAGACGACCTTAGCGGCTGCTGCAGAGCCTTCTACGAGGGACTGAGAGAGTGCATCTAGGGACTTGAGATCACCCAAGAACTCTTCTACTCTACCTCGTCCATAGTTCTCACCGTCTACGGTATTGAATCGAAGGACTAGCCAAGGGTTAGCATCTGTAGGTGCTTTGCCTTCAGTACCTGCGATACGCTTACCGTAGGCTTCTTGATGCCACAGCCAACGATTATTATCAAGACGAACGTGAGTATAAACCTCTACGTCATCTTCATGAGCATAGCTACGATCATTGACTTGATTATCTTTTTCTTGCAACTCCTTAGGGAGAAGCTTTTTGTTAATCAGTTCTTTGGTGACGATCTCAATTACGTTACCATTACCATCCCGTTCCACTACATAGCGGCTCAATGGATAATGCTTAAGCCCATCCTTACCCATGTAAATCAACGCATTACCACCAACAACAAGATGTTTGATGGCTTGGTGAACAACGACACGATCACTAGAAGCAGCAATCGAGTCCATCACCATGCGTTCAATCTTAGCAAAACTCAGGTCAAGTTCAGAACGGATCTCAGCAGGCAACTCAGTGCCAAGCTTATCATCACGAATCTGAAGTTTAAAGAAAGTAGTTTGAGGGGGAAGCAGAGCAAGCATAAGCTTAGCTGCCAATGTAACTACTGACTTAGCGCCTACCGATTGCCAAGGTTGCTTAAGGGTTTTGTGGGTAATCCTAAACTCATCACGTTGGATAAGATAAGGAATCGTAAGCTCAGAGCATTCAACTGCAGTTTGGAGAAAGTTAGTACGGTAACTACTTAGATGATCGTACCTTGATTTAGCGTCCATCTAATTAACCAATGTTTACACCACTAATACCAGTACCAACATTAGTACTGAGATTAGTGCTAGGAGCACGATTGATGCGAAGAGAAGCTACACCAGTAGCTTTTCCAGCAGCCTTTTGTCTTGTACTCATCAAAGGAGTTGTAGCATCAGCAGCAGTTTTAACTTTAACTGGCTGTTTAGCAGATTCGACAATGGTAGTCAAAACTTCCTGCTGACGTTCTTCAGCTGCAGCTTGATAGGCCATCATCCTTTCTTCTTGAGCCTTTCTAAGTTTTTCAGCTTCTTGCCGCAAAGCTCCGGCTTCAGCTGCTGCACGCCTTTTCTCTTCTTCGATGTGATGTTGAGGCCGACCGCCACACATGATGTTAATCCTCGTTAGTAATTCGTGTACGAATCCACTCAACAACACTTACTTGTCCAGACCTATACATGATCTGATTAAGTGACGTGTCAGGAGTGGGGTTGAATGGTGGATAAAGATCCTCTAGCTCTTCCAACAACCGTTCAACAGTCAGGAGGTTAAGCGTATTGAGGGAGATTTGGGTTTGCATGTTCAAAGAACGCTGGCATACGTGCTCGCTTTGTTTCGATAAGTTCAGGTGCTTTACCTTCATACATCAAGCGATCACTTGCATCCAGCCAAAATTTTTTGTTCAGATACTTATTGGAGTCTACCCCAGAAAGGGGTGACATTACCCAGTTGATAGTTGCTTTACGCAGTTTATCAAGAGAAGGAGAGAAATCAACCCCCAACTCACGACAAACAAGGCTATTGGTAGCAACATGAACTTGTTCATCACGACTAATGTCAGCACTTACAGTACGGAGACCAGCGTCTCCATTGAAGCGGAAGAAAGGAAGAAGAACAAAGAAGATAGCACGTTCAGCAACAAGTGCCTTGGCAATCGTGTGATCAGGGTGAGCAATCCACGCATCACGTAGACGCTTAGCTTCAGCTTCTGCCTGCTCATCAATGCCGATGGCGTTAGTAATGTAGGTCAGTGCAAGATCATGCTTCTCTTCATCCCTAATGTTGGATTCAAGAAGTTCTCGTGCAGCCTCAGGCACTTCTTTATTCAGTGTATCTTGAATGAAATCACCGACTGGCAATTCCATATGTCGAATGGCAAGTGCTCGATAGATAGTTTCTTCAGCACCATCAGCCAGTTTACCGGCAGTTGTTTGTACCGGAGTCCAAGTTCTTTTACGAGACAGTAGTTTTTGATAAGGGTTCATTCGCCGCAATTACAATCAGGAGCAGGATCATCATCTCTATCATAGAGAATCGACTCCAGGTAATCGTCAACCTCAGACTCATCCAATGCCGCATAGGCGCTGGTCTTATCTTGGGTATCACTCATGACCTGAAGCGAGTAATAAAGGGAGGTTTGCGGTGATTGCAACCACTCTTCAATAAACGCTTCGTCATAGGTGATCACATCAGACCAACTATTGAAGCTGTAACCGTGAAGAAGTCCCGTAGCATCTAGCATCTGTACGATGCCATCAACAACTTTTTTGTAATCCTCCCAGCCAACTTCACTGGCAATCTCTACATCACCGTAATCATAACTCTGAACACCAAAGGTTCCAGAGTCACGGTCTACATGACGAGAGATAGGAGGAGCGATCTCAGGGCAGGTGGTGAACCCATCTAGATCAGTATATCGGTAACTGCACGAAGCAGTAGGCGCAATGGCAAAGGCACGTTCCATATCATTGAAACGAGCAACCTGTGCAGCTGCGCGGATACCCCCTTGCAATTCCTTAGCAAGGATGGTTGCAGGAGTGTGTTCGTAGTATTGCTTGGAGTTGACTTGCTCAAGGGCTTCACCAAACTCCTTATAGGTCACACCGTTTTTACGGAGCAGGTTGGCCAATCCGAGCATTCCGAGACCAACTTGGCGATCCGTCTCCGGAGGGAGGTATTCTCCACTAGAGCCAACGTCCGTTTTTCCATGAAGGGCGCACAGCTCGGACATTCCAGTGACAAATGCACCTTGAATGTCATTGAGTTCGCACTGGCCAAGGTTGACATGTTGTAGTAGACAGGTTCCCCGTGAAGGCAAGTACACTTCCAAGCAAACGTTTCCCCGGATTCGATTTCCATTCTTATCTACTTTGGTTTTGTTGAGCCAGATGTCACCCTGGCGAATGCCTTGGAGAAGCGCCTCTTTGACTTCTTGAGTAGCGTAATCCCACCATAGTTGGTTAATATTGACGCAACGCTTGATCCAAGGTAGATCAGCCCGGCTAGCAGTAATAAACTCCAGCACGTCGGGATGGCTAAGATCAAGATGAGCAACGACAGCTCCATTTTTATAGACTCCTCCTCGCCTCAGGATTTCATTAAGTGTTGAGTAGATCTTTGCAAAGGACACAGGGCCAGATGCCACAAGTCCCTTGCCATTCTCATTTCCTTTCGGTCGGAGTTTGGATAGATGGACAGCCACGCCAGCTCCGTAGCGGAGAGCGTGGGAAACAAAACGCCAGGATGCTTCGATTCCATTTGGTCCTTCCATTTCATCTTCCACCACAAAGACTGTGCAAGAGACAGGTAGGCGGGAAGTGGGATCGTCAATCCAAGATTGCACACGCCCAGTACGAGCGATAAGTTCTTTGTGAGGGGCAGACATTATTAAACGAGATCAGTAAGATTAGGTGGTTGATAGTTTGGTCCTTTCAGAACCTTGCCGTCTTCACGGCGGATGGGATTACCGTCTTCACCAAGCTTACTCATGTTGCTTTGGTGTACTCGGTCCATTGCTTCATCTAGATCCCATTCTAGATTAGCAGCGTATTGATAGCAGACATACACAAGGTCTGCTAGTTCTTTCAAACACTCTTCAGCGTTTCGGGCATAGCCATACAGTAGTTGCTGATCAGCTTCAAGGAACTCTTTGAACTCCTCAACGATCAAACGCTTCTGCATCTCCCGTGAATGACTCCCAGTACTGTTCGTCACTTGAAAGCCACGGCGAAACTCCTTGGCTTGGCTCATTAAGGATTTCGTTCTCAAGCTCATTTTGTAGGTAGTGGATTGCTTTACTAAGATCAGCAATGCGAGACTCTTTATGTCCCGCACGGCAGATGTATTTAATGGCGTTGCCTAGATGAAAGTTCAGTCCTTGGTCTCGGATGAAATCCCAAACTTGGATAGAACCTCGTCGATAATAGTTGGGTCCTGTTGAGTTGGTGTTGGCCATTTTTTAACTAAGTTGGACATTGAGTTGCCAAGTACAAAACATTGGCGTTGGAGTGCCATGAAGATGGTAATGATGTCCTCCTTCTTAGATTCAGGATTCCTTAGAGCATCTTCAATCTGGCGCAGCTTAAACTGCTGCTCCATTGTTAGTTCAAGTACTGGTGGTGGGGGTCCAAAGAATGATGGATTGGTTGGTAAAGTCATAATCGGTGTGCTGAAGGATCTTGGCGAGTCGAGCATTCTGGAGCGCGACGGATTCATCAAGTTCCTTGCTAGCAAATGCTGAGACAACGGAGGACCAGCTGTAACCGTTCTCTTCAAAGAAGGAGACTGCTCGTTTAATCCCGAATCCAGGAACTCCGCTATACCCATCAGTTTGGTCACCAGCCAGCGTCTGAATAAGATGCCAACGGTCACCTTCTTCTTTGGTGATTGTGATAACTCCAGTAGATAAATCATAAAGGTCTCCAGGTATCTGTCTCATATCTTTGTCAGGAGAACAAATGATATGACCCTGTTCTTTAGTAGCGTAGATGCCAAGAGCATCGTCAGCTTCTAACTCAGGCATCACAATAACTTGGTAGTCCTCCTTGAGTTTGTTGATGACCCTACGGTAACCGCACGGCTTCTTTCGATTTCTATGTCCCTTATACGCTGGGTCAATACGTTTACGAAAGTTGATGCTATCAGTAAAAAACAAAATAGAATCATCGAAGCATCCAAGATCTGTTGCGATGTTGAATAGCTCTCGTTGTACTTTATCGTAGGCTTCACTGAACTTACTTGAGACGACGATAACATCATCTCCCCAGTCGATTTCTGTTTCGGCTGCTGCACAGCACTTGTAGACGATGTAGTCTGCATCAATCAGGAGACTCATTTACCTTGTCCTCGCTTGAGCTTTCGCCCATGCGAAGGAAGACTACGAGTGCCATTACCTTGCCTGGTGCGTTTAAATTTAGCACGGGATTGAAAGGTAACCTTTCCCAGTGCGGTTTTAGATTTTACTGCCATTAGTGTACTTCACTCCAGTTGTTTCCGACCTTTGCTTCTGCAGCAATCGGGATTCGTAAGTTGTAGTATCGTCCAGCTTCTTCAGCTGAACATACCAGGGATGTTCGTAGTGCGTCCACGTGTCCGGGATCACATTCAAATTGTAGTTCGTCATGTACAAAGGCAAGTTGGGAGCAACACAGGTCTTGTGTGTTGTCATGGTTGATCAGCATCCACCGCTTAGCAATTACAGCAGCCGACCCTTGGAGGAGGTAGTTAAGGGCCTTGTGGCTACCATCAACGCTGCAGCGGCGATTGTCACAGAGATTGATGTAACCAGATTCCGCCTTGGACTTAACCGCAGTAACCAGTTTCTCAAGTCCAGGAATTGCATCCAAGTATGCTTGGCGTATCTCCTTGCCTTTCTTACGGGCAGCAGCCTGGGATAATTGAGGGTCATAACTTAATCCAATTTTTTGATCACCTGCACCATATAAAAAGGCGTAGGTTACAGTCTTTACAAGGCGTCGAGAGATGCCTATTTTATCAGCAT